ATATTTTTTCACTAAGGAAAGGCAAAAAGCATGGTAAGATACATTGCAAATTTTGCACACAAAATCATTACTCGATTGGATTTCTATCTGAAAAAGACAGAAAATGCATTAATTTTTCAGATTACATACCAATCACCTGATATAACCGATTTTTTAGCTTCTAATACTTATAGAACAAAGAATGGTTTATTGATAGCTGGTGGTTCTTATCCCGAATTCAAGGATAGCAAGAATACAATTTATTTGAGGGGTAAAGATTCCTCAAGAGATTGGAAACTTGATGTTACTCGATTCGTTGGGAATATGCAAAGAGATAATAAGTATGAAATGGTTAAAGAAGCTTTAACAGAGTTTGTTGACTTTATTAAAAATTCTCAGTCATTTTCCTATACTCCTCCAGCTCCAGTAGTTCTTGAACCCGCTTGCTGGTTCGTTCGTTTATAATCTATAAAAGAAAGGATGATATGCTAACTTATAAGATACATGCTCTTGACAGAGCAATCGCTTTCCAAATTATCGAGCAATCACCAGAAGTAAGTAAAATAATGAAAACTCGAGTTTGGAATGAAGCGTGTTTAGTATCAAACGGTTGGACTATCAAACAATCAAATTGTCCTGCAATAGACGTTAATAATAGAATTATCTTCTTAAGAGGAAGTGATTCCAGCAAAGATCTTAGAATAGATAGAATTTGGGACTTAAGTTCCGATTCCTACAGAGATTCTATTATTAATCAAGTTGATTCCGCATTAAAGGAATTCCTTGTTTTCTGCCAAAATTCAATGTTTCAGACCTCCAAGCCTTGTGACTTTGCAATATTCTTGGTGGAGATTCGAGGTTAATTATGAGGATGATAAGGTGTGAATGTTGTGATATGGAACTCAATACACCAAATGAGCTACTAGCTCGTTTGTGTAAGGAGCATCTGAGGCTAATTCGGGCCAAGGGAACTTACGTTGGTGTATGTTGGGAATGTGGGAAGATCACTCTTATCGAAGAAATCCCTCGTCATTTGAGATTTGTATTCAAAGATAAATATTTATTTACTAATGCTTGTTCTCGATGTAGTGGTAAATCCGAAAACGATGTAGCATGGATTACATTTTCTCGGTTTCAACCTAATCATTTTTTTGTAATAAATGACAAGGGCAAAATTGAAAAAGTTGTTAATCAGCCCGAAAAACCAAAGGACCGCAACCCCGTAAGGTCGACAGCAGAGACGGAACTGCATAGTAGGGATTATGACAAAGTTGAGGTGCAATATGAGTAAACCAGAAGAACAGCTGCAATTGATGGTCTCACCATCTACAGCAAGTAACCCACGAAATACGGAAGCTATCGAGGCACTCGCAAATCTATCTATATTAGATATAAAAGAAGATTTCAGAGCTGAATTACATAAACATGTAATGAAACCATTCGATATCAAGACTCCTCCCGAAAAGGTGAAAAAACGTCCGGATGGATACGATTATGTTGAAGGTAGTTATATGGACTTTCAAACAAAGTCTCATATTCCATTATATGAATATAAACTCCTTCATATAGCCATTGAGAATGGCTGGATAAATATTATTGTTTCACTAAAAGATCGAATTACTGGCAATGTTGAGCTTGGTGCCGATAGTGCTAGAATTCAAGTTAAAACAGGAACAGAGGTTCCTAATTTTCGAGATATTATTGATATGGGTAATAACTTGAAAAGTGCCTTATCTAAGGCTATCAAAAACGCACAGTCCCGGTTTGGCGTTTCCGCTGACATTTATGGTCGACGAGAAAGTGTTCCCACGGAAGAGGAAAGAGTGCGTTATGAGAAAATGTCTAAGGACATATATGAAATTTCTCCAACTCGAGCCCAGATCTTTAAAGATCAATGGGCTGGTCTAGGGACAGACTGGAGCGAGTTCCTAGATAAATGGCAAGTATATATCAATCGTAATGCTAAATAATTTAGCTAAAATTAGGTAGATGAATTACTTGACCCAGTATCTAAATGAACACTGCTAACAATTGGCGGCAAGTTGGGGGCCATGTGTAATGCGTGCCCTTTACACAGAAAACGCCCAACAATACTTATAAGACATCACCGGAATCACTCATTTTATAATTAAAACCGGAGATAATATGTCAAAACTTGATTTAAAGCCTTGGGAATTAGGTGATGAAATTCAAACAACAGGTATTCCTCCGCTTTGTGTAGGTGACTTCGTTTTGGTGAAATTAGCCACACCAAAGGGTAAAACTACTAGAGACGGACTTGTTGGAACATTTTTAATGACTGCATACTATGATACTTTAGATAATAAGGTAGAACTTATTAATGCCAAAGAATCAGCGGATGGCTATAAAATAGAGTTTCCACTTGGAAAGAGAGGCCTGGTGGCAACTAAATTCAGGGGACCAAGAAACTACTATAGGTTCTTGAATCCCGAAACTAATAAATTTTATCAAATTCCACAATCTGCATTTACCCCAGAATATGCAAATGAGTATTTAGCTCAGAACATTTCTGATTGGAATGTTATAACAGCTGAGGAAAAAGAAGAACTAATAGACGAGTATCTAAGCGATATGTTTCTATATGGTTTATCCCAAGACTTAGCTTTACCGATTACAGACGACAACTATATTGTACCTGCAATTGGTTTGAAAACGAAATTATATCGAGTATACACTCCTCCAGCCGAAGGTGAGAAGTATGGCAATACTATCATTACCAAATGGCATAAGGGCTATTCATCTTTAACAGGTGAGTATGAAATTATTCCAGAAACTGTTGCAATTGCTATGTATGAAGAATACACGAGGAGAGACGAAAATACGTCATTCGATCCAGAAAACTTTGTAGAGAGTGATGTCGTATAAGAAAGAAACTAAGCCGAGTGTTAGCGATGGTGATAGAAATGTTACCATCGTTAATCTCATTTTCGATTTATATCGAAGATCACACTACTATAGTTTACGAAAAAATAGTCCTACGATATATCAAAAGGCTCTAAATCAAACAAAAAAATATCCTACTTGGATGCTAGAAGAAGCGCTTGAAATTTATATTAAAGCGAAGGGTAAAGACAATAAGCGACCTCATCCTAATTATTTTCTTGCTATTTGTAAAAGAATATATGAAGACGAGGACACTAATAAACCAATATGGGGTAAAATCCTATAAAATGGAGTTCAGTATGATATGGAGTTTAGAAGCTGAAGAGCGAGTATTGGGTTATTTATTTAATCCATATATTGCGCAAGAAGACAAAAAACAAATTTTAACCCTACTAACAGGGTCTCATTTTGTCGATGATCATCATCGGCATATCTTTGAAGCCATTCAGGAACATCAAGTATTTGATAAGATTGTCCTATGGGACAGAGTAGGAAAAGAGAAACTGTTTGACATTAAAGATTTAACAAACATCGATGAGCTTACTACTAAGACAGAGGTGGAAAGCTATACGAGTATCTTAATTGATAAATTTCAAAAAAGGAAAGTATATGATTTTGGAAAAGCTATTCAAAAAGCAATGCTCGAAGATGGGGACCAATTCGAAGTAGCTCTCAAAGCACAGTCTATATTATCAAGTATAGGCAGTAAGGTCCCCCTCGAGAGCAATCAAGAACTTCTTGAGCAAGTATTAACTGAAGAGCCCGGACATACATTATTATCCGGTTACAATATAATTGATAACTATATTGGTGGTTATGCTAGAGGTATGATTGTTACCATTGCTGGTGATAGTGGCCATCTCAAGACAACTTTTGCTCTCGATAAAGCATTTCGAATGGCCGAAGCAAACCCAAATGCAAAAATAGGAATATTTTCAAAAGAAATGCTAGCAACAGATCTAATGAAAAAGCAAATCTCAAGAATTTGTGGAATTCCTACAAATCTGATTTTCAGTCGAAAATATGATAAAGAATACATAAAAGAAAAAATGATGGAGATACCAGCCTGGAGAGACAATAGAATTAGGATAATAAATCCAAATTCTTTTTCAGGTGTGGCTGATATTGCCCGGATCCAGATGACTCACAAATTTGATGTCTGGTTTCTAGATTTTATCCAATTATTGGAATTTGGCAAAGCAGTTAAAGATGCGTCCGACTATAATATTCAGGTCGGTCAAAATATGCGTAATTTGCAAGCCTTGGCTCTCGCAACAAAATCGGTAGGGATTGTTCTATCTCAAATCCGTAAAGGAGTTGAATATAGAAAAAGCAAAAAGCCAACAATTTCAGACATTGAATGGTCCGGACTTATCAAACAATTATCTTCATACATTTTCTTTTCATATTATCCTGGAAAATACTATGGATTTGATGTTCTCTCTGCTGATCAGTATTTTCTAATTGCAGAAAAAACAAGGTTTGCAGAAAATTTTATATATCCCATGAAGGTAATACCAGAATTGGGAATCTTTGAAGAGATTACTGATCCTAATCTTAGAATGAGTATGACACTCAAATTAAGAACAATCGTCGATAACTAAAAGGAGCTTATAATAAATATGAAATCAAAACTAGCTTTTGAAAAGGATTTTCTTTATGAACTTACAATTAACACAGAATATGAAGAACTACCTCGATTTCTTCAAGATGCAATTAGTTATTTTGTAGCTATGTATTATGAAGAAAAGCGGAATGATATCTTTCCAATTATGACCTTTAAAGCAGATACCGAATGGACGTGGATGGCTAATCGAGGATCCTTATCAAAACGAATTAGTAAATGGTATAAAGACCATATTGGAGAAAATCTTCCAGAACAAATTCTAGCTCAGATAGGAACTATAGCTAGAATGAGTAGCGCAAAATCAAAAATATATTATTTTGATTTTGCTAAAAGTTTTAATTGGCGTGCGGGAGATTTTGCTGATAGAGATTCGTGTTTTTGGGAAGGTCGAAGTTATATTCGTAAGGCAATGGAGAGGGATCCCAGATTTTATGCAATAAGATTTTTTGGACCCCCTCAAAAAGAATTAAAAAAGAATCTTAATTATTATCTTTCTAACCATTATGGAATTGGTAGAGCTTGGATGTGTGTAGAAGAGATTGAAACAAAAATTGGCCAAGTAGAACCAGTATATATCATATTTAATGGATATGGTTTACATACAGGTTTAATTACAAAAATCTTCTCGAGATTTCTTGGATTTCCGATAAAACGTATTCCAATCTCTAACCATAAAGAAGTATTAAATGGCTTATACATCAATAATACAGGGTATATTGTAGGTCCACATACCACAATACAGAAGGTTAAGAACTATGATTTTGGTCTTCCTGAAAATAATGGACGAGCTCATGATAATATTAGAGGTACTTTCGTCTTTTTACAAGGTAAATCTCAATCTAAATCACATCCAGAACCAGAGCTAAAATTAGAAAGACAGCGAATACCGCCACCTCAATGGCAACCAGGCATGACGCTTGAAGAGTTTAGACAAATAATGTTACATAATTAATCAATTAAAAAGGAGAAATCAAATGGTAATCAAAAATAAAATTGGGTTTCCACACTTAAACTATAAAACACTTCGTAAGATATGTTCTATGAAACCCACAGCATTAGCAGAAAAATATGGATTGCAAGAAGTAGAAACTGTGCGAGGAAAATATTGGTTTCAAGATAATGGAGCTGATATTTTAGCTGTAGCCCATGTCGATAGCGCTCTACCATTTTTGCACTATCAGGTCTTACGTTTGAGACCCGATACATTCATCTATTGTCCTACTTTGGATGATAGATTAGGCGCATATATCATTTTAGACTGGCTTCCCCAGGCTGGTGTTAAGATTGATATTTTATTAACTGATAACGAAGAAAAGGGAATATCTACTGGCTTATATTTCAAACCAGTAGATGGTAAGAAGTACAATTGGATGTTCATGTTTGATCGGGAAGGAACCACAGTTGCTACTTATGATTATGGTGATGATGCTGTATTCAAAAGAGCATTGACGAATCATGATTTTGCAGTCCTTAGAGGAACCTATAGTTGTATAGCTGATATGGATGAGCTGGGGTGCAGAGGTCTTAACATAGGCGCTGGTTATCATCAACAGCATACTAATTTCTGTTATGCCTCTAGAAGTGAGCTTATTAAGAACCTGCGGAGATTTTTAAATTTCTATAAAGCATATAGGAGTGTGGCGTTTCCATACGAACCTCCAAATAGCTATTATAACTATTCTCCAAGTAAACAAGGAGAATTATCATTCGCAGACAATAGCTTAAAGCTACTTAATCCCAAAATAGAAACAGATAAAACAAAAATTAAAACAAAAATTCAGGAAATCAAAGAAAAATTGGCGGCAAGACATAAGATAAAACCAGAAGGGATAGAGACCCTAGAAGAAATCATAAAAGAAGATACAACTGGAAATCAAAAAGCAGCAATAACAGCTATTCTACAGCAAGATATAAAAATTCTCAATATTCCAAGCGCCACTATTCAGAAATTATATGAGAATGATATATTTATTGTTGCAGAAATTGCTTCAAAATCTAGGGTTGAACTTCTTAACTTAGGAACTGGTTCTATTTCAATCAATCATCAAGACGTTGACTTTGTAAAAAAAGCTTTTGATGGACTAGGTCTTTGGTTTTGTATGAATGTTAACCATTATGGGGTTAAACTTCCATTTGAGCCAACAGATGAGATGCTTGAAGAAGCTACTCAATGGTTTGAAATTGCCAACAAAAAAGCTAATAAAGGCAAGGTTGGCGAAAGTATAGAGATACCAATAAAAAAGTCAGACGCAGCCGTAGTGCTATATGCATTGCCCCACACTCGGAAACAAGCTTTTACTCAAGCCAAAGCTATTAAAGAGAATGGGTATAGTGTAAAATTAATGGACGTTTGTGTTCGTTGTCATAACGAATATGAAGTCGAAATAACTGAAACGGAAAGTGAGATAATTTGTCCCAAATGTAAATCTGAAAAGAAATCACAGGGTTATGTAACTATTGATGAAGCTTTAGAAATAAAACGAAAATCAGGACCCTCTGTCTATCGAATAGGCAATGTTCTTACCGGAATGCAATTGAAACGGAAGAAAAATGATAAAACCAGATTTGAAATTGGAGAAGAAGGACCTGCATGGATCGAGCCTAAGCAGGTTGGGTTCGAGATCCCTAGCGGACTTGTTTATTGAACAAAGATTTCTAGAAGAGACATTTACTAACGACGAAATAACAGATGATAATGATATTATCTGGGCAAATAATGAACTAGAAATTAGAGATAAAATTGATGCTTATGGATTCATTTTACAAAGTCTTTCAGCAGAGAACGAAAAACTTTTAGCTATTGTTAAGCCAGTTATCAACGAAAAAATTGGATCCAAAGTTAAATCAATAGAAGGGCGTATTGAAAGAATTAAAAAGAGGTTATTCACATTAAGTGATGGCAAATCTTTACGTGGAAACCTCTTTTCTTTTCATCCCTATGAATCTACACGCCATACATTAGGTGATGTGAATAAGATAGAGGATGAATATATTATAGCATCAGTAGAGATGCCATATTCACTTTATAAATCACTTTGTTCTTGGGATTTAACAAAGGAGGCAAAAGAATCTATAGTATTAAAGAATAAAAAAGTACGAATCACAGATTTACCAGAAAATCATCCGGAAATAATTAAGGTGAAAAAACCTTCAGTAAGGATTACTTAAATTATACTATCCATTTATCAAATCAAATCAGTAATAATCAACAATCGGCCCTTTCGTCTAGTAGAGTGAGCAGAGTCATCATAAGATTATTTAGATAGGACAACAACTATTTACAGTTTAGCTTTCCTTGTGTTGCTCCAGGACGCTCGGATCTCAACCGAGAGACATGTCTGTTAGGATAGTAACGGAACTAAGATTTATCCGGACCTAATTATAATTTGAGCTCTATAACATTTTACACATGAAAATTTCTAGAATATAAAAGGAAATCATGAACCCTACGTATTCAAAAAATTGTGGCAAAATGGTCTAGGGTAGTAATACAATTGATTTGGTGATCTCCCTCGCGTATACCGGTGAGACCCATAGTAGACATTATGAATCAAATGATAAGTAGAATACTCGAATCTTAGTAGGTGCAAATCCCTTAAGGGTCACATAATATAAGTGGTGAAGGAAAATAGCCCCTCATAATAATAATTATGGGGGGCTTAGTTTTTAGGGCTCGTAGCTCAAAAAAGGTAGAGCATTTGTCTGATACACGAAAAAGTCAATAATTTGACTCTATTCGTGCCCACTTGACATTTAGGATAAAATGTGTTATATTCCCTCTTTGCACGCATATATTTTTTTTAAAAAGGCGATTATGATTAAATTTGAGCGTATTCCCACTAGAATTTACGAAAAATATGTAAGTTGGAAGGGAGATGGCGTATATGGACGCAAAAGCTGGTTAGAAAGAGCCCAAAAAGCAGAAGAATACTATTATAATGATGTAGATGGCACTGGGTCTACTTACACAGCTCAAGAAAGGGCTAATATTGCTCGCAATACAAACATTCCCGTCTCAGTTAATTTCCTACATCCAGTCTTAAACCAAAAACTTGCTATTCTTGCTCAATCAAAAGCCTCAATGAAAGTAGTTTCTACTGACGGACGAGCTAAGATTCAGGCTCAAGTTTTAGACAAAATGAAATATGGAATTCTTAATAGTTCATCTAGCCAAATTGAAATTGAATCTACCATTAAAGATATGCTAGTCTCGGGAATAGGACATATAATGGTAGTTCCTACTGATTTCTACCAACCAGGAATGTTTAATCTAGCAACTGTTAGCGTTCCTTATGATGAAGTTATCTTAGATATCAATTCTAAACGACGTACACTAGAAGATATGGAGGGCTTTTTTATAGAAAAAGCTTTTACCTTTCCTAAGCTAATACAACTTTATGGAGATATTCTTACTACTATAACCGATGAACATGGGAAACCCGTAGACATAGGAACCTTTGCTGGTCAAGTATGGATAGAAGGACAGCTGACCGATAAGTCAGATGTCACGACCACTACTTGGAATACAGATGATAGAATAGTTGTTAGAGAATTCTATGAGAAAATTTTTACTACCATGTATATGGTACCTGATATAGAAACAAATTTGATTACTTATCAGTTTGCAGAAAATCTTGATCCTGATCAACAAACATTGCTTGCTAATGCTACAGAACAAGTACAAGATATTTACATTAGAAAAACTATTTTGTTCGGTGATTACTCTGTTTGGGAAGAAATTTTACCAATATCAGAATATCCATTAAAAACAGCTTTTTTTGAATGGGGTGGCAAACCCTATCGATCCTATGGTATGCCTCATTTTACAATGGATATGCAAGAATCCTTTGATAAGATCTTATCAATTATGATTCTTAACGGCATACTATCAAATAATGCTGGCTGGATTGCTCCTAAAGGCGCTATCGCTCCAGAAGATAAGAAAAAGTGGGAAGATTATGGGAATGATCCTAGAACTGTAAAAGAGTATGTTCCTAAAGAAGCTGGAAGTAAAGTTTTAATTCCTGAAAGGGACCAGATCCAACAACTAAGTAATTTTTATCCACTAGTATTAGACATGCTTAAAAGTGGGATAGAATATTCTACTGGAATCACTCCTATATTGCAGGGCGATCCCAGAGCTGGCGGAATAGAGGTATTTAGTTCATTACAACAATATCAAAATGCTGCAATGATGAGAATTATGTTGTCAATTACCAACATTAATGAGGTTTTAAGACAACTTGGACAAGTTTTAATACAATATATGATCTCATCTATTACACCTGGTAATTATCAGTTTTTTGATGATAAAGGGGATTATAATGAATTTCAAATAGCTCAAGATCTAGTAAATCAGATAAGAGCCCATAAATATTTGGTAGTATCTATACCATCCACCGCTAGTCCTTCTCAAAGATTAGCTACAGCTACGGAACTAATGAAAATAGCTCAGTCTTCTCCTGATCCAGTAGAAAGACAAGTTCTTACTCAAAAGGCATTAGAGCTATCAGATATCAAAGAATACGATGATATTATGGAAAAGCTAGATGTAGTAAAAAACGCTCAACAAAGACTATCAGCATTACAAGAGGCCTACAATAGATTAATGGAAACTTCCAAACAAATGGAAAACAAATTTATTAACATTAGTCTGGAAAATAGAATTTTAAAGGCCTTGGCTAGTAAAACTACTAAGGTTGAAAGAAATTTTGCTGCACTAGAAGAAAAGATCAAAATTGCTGGCCAAATGGCTCAAAAAGAGATCCAAGGTGTTCAAAAAGAGGAATAATTGATTAATCACTTGACAAATAACTAAAAATGTATTATATTTATAGAGGTAAATTATGCCCGAACCTAATATCGTAGACCCTGTGTCAGGTAAAATAGAACCAAGTACCATTGATCCCTCGACTGAAGGAAACTCCAAGTCAGAAATCGATATCATATTTGGATCTGAAGACCCGGATAAGCAAGGGGGCGGTAATGAGCCTACAGAAGGTGATCCTTTTGGAGGTACTTCTACTGAAACAAATCAAGATTATACTGGATTGTCTTCCGAGCAACTTGCTCGTATGTTTCAATCTAAATATGATAAAACAAAGGCCGATCTTGAGAAAACTCAGAAGAAGTTGACTGATTATGAGTCTTTGGATGATTTTATTAATTCTATCTATGAAGACCCAGAAGTTAGGCACGCTTTTATTTCAGAATTAGAACCTGATCTCGTAAAACAAAAAGATCCTTATGAAGCTTTAGAAGAGCAACTAAGGCAAGAGTTTGGACAAGATTTTGTTCCTGATGACGAAGAAGCGAAACGCCCGTTTTCTAAAACATGGAGATACCTGAGAAGGGTAGATGAATTGGAAAAGAAGCTCACACAAGGAGGTGTTAAATTACCATCTTCTATTAAAGAGCTTAGGCAAGAACGAGAACGAAAGAAAACCGAAGCTACTCAAAAGGCTTTACAAGAAAAAAGCCAAGTCTTACAAACTATGAAGTGGTCAGACCATGATTACCAACAGTTTGCAGGATGGGTAGGAAAACTTTCAGCAGTTGATCTTGCCAAGATATATAAGTTTGCAAATAGTCGTCGCCCTCAGACTTCTCCAAATTTAGTAAACCAAAGTGGAGGTTTCGTTCCATCACCTAACACAATACAGGCCGAAATGGAAAAATTCTTTGGTAAATAATTTAGGAGAAAATAATGGCCAATGACTATAACCTGACTTACTATGCCGCTCAACCAGTAGTCGACCATATTCCCGAAAGTTTTCGTACATACGATAGGCGTACTGCCCTACTTACTAAAATTAGTGAGGGTAGAGCTAATCTTATGCGTTTATTGCTGAACTATGCTAAAGCTAAGGGAGCTTATGTTGCACAAGATGTAGAAACAAGATGGGGATTAGAGTATGCCCGTTTAGCCAGGATCTATATGGCTTCTGATTCTACTTCTACCGGTACTAACACTAACGATTTAATACATGTATCTAATGCTGATGCTAGACGCTTGCAAACTGGTGATATTTTGAATCTTATGGGATTCTGGGTATCTACTAGTAGGGCAATGGCAGCTGTAACTGGTGCAGGTGCTAATGTTAAAACTTCATCTTACCCCATGCCAGAACAAATTAAAATCATAACTAATTACGGTGATGATTCTAGTGCTGCTGGTGTGACTAAGATTAAGATTAAACGTAATTTTGGAGGTGTTACCCCGACAGGTCACGTAGACTTGTTGGTTGATGTAGCTGGTGGAACTTGGTCAGCCCCAATTACTGCACCGTTTTTATGGAAAGCTGGCAATTCTATTGCTGAAGGTAGAGATGATCAATTAACATATAGCGATGTTGATGAATACGACTATAATTACTGTCAAATAGTAATGAGAAAATGGTCTGCAACTGAAACAGAACAAAATGTTGATAGATTCTTCACTAGTGAAAAAACATTTAAAAGGAATGGTAGACGAGCTCTAGAAGAGTTCTTCAGAGAACTTGATGTAATAGCTCTTTTTGGTTCTCGAAAAACCGAGACTGAAAATGGACGAAGAAAATGGTACGCTGGTGGAGTTGGAAATTTTATTCCTGCTGCTAATCACGTAGCTTACGATGATTCTTTATTCCAAACTAAAAACTTTAATAATCAATTGAAGGATATGTTCTATTATGGAAGCCAAACTAAATTAGCTTTAGCTGGAGCTGACTTCTATGTGAAGTTTTCTAACATGATAGATAATAAAATTATACTGCCGGCAGCTACCAATAGCTGGGGAGTTGAACTCGTAAGATTCAACGGTACTAATGGTGGTTCTTTATTGCTTGCTCCTTCTGACACCCTTTCATTACATGGAATGAGTGATTATGTCTATATTATAGATCCAGATCACTTCCAGTATGGACATCTTCAAAATATGGATATTAAAACTATTTCTGTACCAATTACTAATCCTCATGAAATGGAAGCTGAAATATACGGCCAGATAACTTTTAAGAGAACCAATCCGTTTGCGCATTGGGTATTCTTACAGGCCTCTAGCTAAGAGTCTTTAGGGGTTGGCTTCGGCTAGCCCCTATTGCATTTAATAACGTAATCTGAAAACTTACGAAAGGATAAAATAAAATGGCCGCTGCTTTAGGAACATGGTCTGCATTAACTGCAACCAAACCACGCAGAATAGAAGGTCACACTTCTAACGTAGAAAACCCAATTCTGTTCTCACAGTATATTCGAGGAACTGTAGGAGAAACCACAGAAGCTGGGGATACTTATATAATTCCTCATAAATTTACTTATGTATATCATATTAATACTTCTCCTGTAAGTGCTACCGGTGCTACGGCATTATATGGTAATGGCACAACCGAGGGAGCAAGTGTGGCTACTGCAGCTATTGCTGCTGGACCCACCCAAATCACAACAGCTGCTACAGCAGGTGCTAATACAGTAGTATTGACATCTGGTTCAGCAATTGATGATGTATATAATAACTGTTGGCTTGAGTTAAGATTTGACAATGGAAACGTTCAAGTTGTTAAAATACTTGATTATGTTGGATCAACAACTACAGCTACATTAGCATCACCCTTAGCCCATGATATCGATACTACTGGGACTTATTATGTCATTAGAGGAACCATTCTAACCGTATTATCAGTTGCTGCCACACCAGCAATTGGTTTTGAGGTTATTGGTTCGTTTGAGTAAGGGAGGTAACTAATGGCTAATAGACGAAGTAAAGTAATAGATGCGATAGTAAATCCAGCAGTAATGCCAGGCTTTACTATGTTTGCTGACACAGTT